TGTGCTTCGGGATATCAATTCGGGTATAATTGTCCAGAATATACATAATCAATCTATTATCATCCTTCCTGTAATAGTCATTAAACTCTATTTCAAGTAGGCTCTTATGATCTTTACTGTTTCGTCCAATTCTAATATAATCGGCTATAATGTATATTATTGCATCCAGAAGTTCTTCTCGTGCCATTTCCAACCACGAATTTGAACGCGTTCCCCACGTTCTTGTATCATCATTTACTCTGACACCATGATTATACCTTTTCAACCCTAGTTCCAGCCGGGAAAGAACTTCGTCCGCGAGCAGCTGTTGCGACAGCGTTCCACTTCTTCCGTGCATTATTTACATTCATATTAGCTCTAAACTTTAACCAAGATTTCTTATAGTTTTCCATCTTCTTCTTTGAAGGAGCCGTCTTTTGGTTCATTGCGTATTTGGCGGCGGCGCGTCGGTAGTCATTCTTAAGTCTAGCGTTGACACCAGTGACGTTTACAGTGTTCATGTAGTATTTCGTCTCAAGTTCTCGCTTTCTCTCCATTTTCCATCGAGCCACCATTCTTTTCTTTATAGCATCGACATCCCTTTTAAATGGGACACCTTTTTTGTTTACCTTTGAAATAGAGTTCATTTCCTTCTTAATATTCCTAACATCTTGATTAAGTGATGGTTTGTACCTCTTCATCCACTTATCACCATAGAGCTTGGCGAGGTCTTTGCGGATAGAATTATCATTTATACCCCTCTTTCTCAAAGCGTTTTGTTGAATCATGGACCTTTCTAAGTTTGCGGCAAAGTTATTGTTATTGTTATTGCTATTGTTATTAGGTGTTTTTGGCTTTGGCTTTGGCTTTGGCTTTGCAAGTTCGTTACGAGCTTTCTCTAATTTTTTACACAAGGAGGTTTTGGTGTCTTTGTTCTCAATGGGGATCTTAAGTATTTTAGCGAAACGTAAAAGTTCTCCCTTTTTCAGGTTCTTACAAGTAGACTTATCAACTTTGAATGTTTTATTACTTCCCGATAAAGAAACATTTTTATTCTTGTTTGTGTTTTTGAACGTGATTATTTTCTTATTTGTTCGCTTTTCAATTTCTTTACAGATTTCTTCTTTTGTGGTGCTTTTTGTAATACCCACAACACCCATTTTCTTTGCCATGTCTACAAGTTGTGGTTTTTTCATACTTTCACACTTTTTTGCACCAATCATAAATACCTGTGGACGGCGACGTGAAGCAACCACCTTCTTAACGGGAGTTTTCGCCTTTATTTTTCTCATTTTGGGGACTTTACTTTTGGATGCCTTCTTAGGGAACTCACCCGTAATGGTTATGTGGTTGTAAAAATAAAGTTTCTGCATAAGTTCACCCCCATCGTTGTAACCCTTGTTAAGTTCAGTTGGGTTTTTGGAACCGAGAATTTGGATATTCCCCGTGGAAGCTATATTAAATCGATGCCCCTTGTGTGTAATGTAAAGCATGGGAGATAACTCTGGTTCATATGAAACATACGAAAATTCGAGATCACCAGCCTTTCGTGCGATGCCCGCCATATCCTTGAAGTTTCCGTTAATTTTAAATTGACCACTGAGATTGTTATATTCAAAGGGGTTCATTAAAAACGATTGTTTATCGGTATATGCGTTGACAATAAAACGACGGAGAAGTTCTGGTTGATTCTCAATATTTGTTCCTATAAAGCCCCCAGAAAATCGTATTTTCCCATTTCTGTAAATATTGACTGTCGCACCCTTCGTCTCAGTGCCGTTAGTCATTTTCAATTTAATCTGAACCGTAAAAAAATTTAAACCGAGATTACCTTTTGGACCATATTTTGTAGTATGAGAAAAACCCGTTTTAAACTGCCCGTAAATACCCTGTATATCGTCGGTCTCTACATACAAGTCCTCGCCTATAAATGTTCTACCCAAAGGAACCGTCATAAGTATTTTTTTTATATCAATCCGAGGGGTGGTGCCGAAGTCACGATTTACTGTTGCATTAAACATACCTGGATTAAACTTACTGATTGTTACGGGACTGACAACCTGTTTCACAGTTTCTTCATTGACCTCAAAATTAAAATCATTTATATATTTATCAAATTGTCCATAATTGGAATCATTTACAATATTTCTTTCAAGACGTTGTGGAAATTGTTGATTTCGTCCCAAATCGAAATCAACAGTCCGTGAATAGTTAGGTTGAGCCGGTGTAATTTCAACCCCGGAACTCTGTATAAATTCCCTGGCCTGTTGGCTCATGTTATTATTTACAAGTATTTTTTTTTAGTAGTCGTTACTGAGATTTTCATCTTCTTCTGATATAACATCGATCCCGTAAATGATACACTGTCTTTTGTAAAACCTACCCTTATAGTTTACCGTCTCCTCTCGAACTTCTATGTCTCTGGAACTAAACGGACCCGCGTAAAAGTCCTGATGAAACTTATGCATCCCAAGGTTGTTGTCCTTACAGTGAGAATTAAACGCGGAGACGAATAACTTCTGGGGAACAAATTTATCAACCCCCCTGACAACATTAGTAGATTCCAGGAAGTTCGTCAAGCTACTCGCCACCATGGCAACCTGTTTCTGGATCGTCTTGAAATACTTCGGGACAACATTCCAAATATCCTTGTCACTATATTTTTTAGAATAATCCAAATAAGCTCTAACACATTTACACAGAATTTTGGGTAACTCCCTGTCCAATTTCTTATCTAGAAGCGGATCAGCCTCCTGAACTTGTTTACCGAAGTTCCATGGAAGAATGCGCCGGAGAACGGAACCGGAATTGTCCTTCCAATTGGGAACTTCATTTCCACCCAATACACCTGGGACGTTCCACTCAATCGATACAGCTGTCTTATTTTTAACGGCTACAGACACATCTTCACCTGATACAATAGACTGAAACTCAGCCTGTTCAAGGGCGAGATCACCCTTTACCTCTGGGGCTATAAACATGAATGAGTCCTTGATCGCAGAAAGTCCAAACTTTTTCTCGATGTTGTTGGATAATGTCCCAACATCTTCGTTTTCGTAAAACTTCTTGAATACTTTGGTAATCAAGGTCGATTTACCCGAACGAGCGATGCCTTTGAAAAAGGGGATGATTTGCCAACTATCTAGGTCATTCACATCGAAGCAGAGACGTCCACCCATCACGTAGGCCCAGTTACACACCTCATCTTCAAATTTTTGGTATTTCAATACACTGTCAAAGTAGGGGGTCGGGATGTCCTGCCAATTTTCCAACTCTGAAAAATCGTCAAACTGTTGATCAAAGTATTTGCAAGAAACTATAGTTGGATCGAGGCACATACATTCTTTACTTTCGTAAGGGTAGAAACGGCAATCGTATACCCCCTCCGCGATGTATTGTTTACCAACAAACACCCCATTTTTAAAAGACCAGACGTGCCGCCGTTTCAGAATATCTGGAAACTGTTGATCGACGCATTTGGAAATATTTTCAATTGTATCTCGGATAATAGATCCCCTACTGGTAAAGTTCTTCCAGTTTACAAAGTCAGTGTCCTTATCGGATATGGAATTAACGAATTTTTCGATAGTAAATTTGGGCGTCCATGCACGGGTCCGGAATCCATCAATTGTTTTGATCTCTTCACAACAGTATCCCTTGTATCTCCGATAACCGAGCTTGTAGATCTCATCCAATGTGCGAAGGAGACATTTTTGAAAAGGGGTGGCGGATTCAATTTCTTCCTCATCCATTGTTGACGGATCAGAAGGCGAAACAACTTGGGGTAACGCGGTTGGATTTACCACCCGTTCGTAAGATATAAAATGTCTCCTGACGTTTTCGTAAGCATCCTCAATTTGTTTAAGGATGTTATTAATACGTTTACACAGGGTGATTCCATTTTCATTAGGATCATTCTGAAGAACTCCTAAACCCCGAGCATGATTTTTCAGGTCAGTGCATAGACGTGAATTCTTCTCTTTGATTCCCTTGATGGCCAGTATGTCGATCTTAGAGGGGTCGGGTTGACCGGAACTGTCAAAACCCTCATGATGCATAAACTGACGATACCCCAGTTCACGAGCGTTTCTAAAATCATTCGCCTTGAGATCCCAGCAAAATTCTAGGTTATTGATGTATGTTAGAACGTGCTCATAGTTCATCGACAGAATTTGTTCCTTTTGAAGCTCTACCAGAGATTCAAATAGGTTTGGACTCTTATCGATGAAGTGGGTCGCTTCCATTTCTATTAATACTATGTTATTCTCTAAGCATTTTTTTGTATTTTAGTCAACATTTTTATCAGTATTTTATTTTGGGTCTGCAACTGTAAAGCAATATTTACTAGTGCACTACAGACTGTATCCCCCTCTGGGGTTGCCAAGAGGGAACCCATCAATTCCATGATATCAATTCCTTCCTCATCCTCGTCATCTTCAATCATGTCACCAACGATCTCAACATCGGAATCAGATTCAGATTCGGATACGATTTCTCCTTCCTCAATTTCGACTTCTTCTTCAGGGGGGGAAGACATTTAATCTTGACTGAGAATTTTTGGGTGTGGAAATTTCGCGTTTCCCCAAAATTATTTTCTCTGTATATAGTACAACAACTCTCAAAATGGCCGGTGGTCTCATGCAACTCGTAGCGTACGGTGCCCAGGATGTCTACCTTACTGGTAACCCTGAGGTGACCTTCTTCCAGGCGAAGTACAAGCGCCACACCAACTTCGCGATGGAGAACATCGAGCAGACCGTCAACGGTACTGCCTCTTCCTCCGGTCGCGTGTCCGTCACCGTTGCGCGCAACGGTGATCTCGTCGGTGATATGTACGTTCAACTCAAGGCTCCATCCACTATCGGTGTCGTGTCCGCCAACGGTGGCGCTATCTCCAACGAATGGCTTGCCGAGCGTGCGATTGCGTCTGCCGAGCTTTCCATCGGCGGTCAGCGTGTCGACAAGCACTACCAGAAGTGGTGGCGTCTCTACTCCGAGCTCTACCTCGATTCGGCCAAGAAGTCGACCTGGGGTAAGATGACAACTACTATTGCCGACGGTGATATGTTCCTCCCTCTAATTTTTTTCTTCAACCGCAACCCAGGTCTCGCGCTTCCTCTCATTGCGCTCCAGTACCACGAGGTGCGTCTCGATTTTGACCTCTCTTCGGAGTTCGGGATCTACACAGACAACTCCACCTTCAAGGTCTGGGCCAACTACATCTACCTCGACACTGAGGAGCGCCGTCGCTTCGCGCAGAAGGGTCACGAGTACCTCATCGAGCAGGTTCAGCACACTGGCGCGGACACTCTCACACAGAACCAGACCAAGCAGGTTCGCCTCTCGTACAACCACCCAGTGAAGGAGCTTGTGTGGTGTGCTTCGGAGTCTGACGCGTCCAACTGTGCCATGTGGAACTTCACCACTGACGTTGATGCGATTGCTTCCACCTCTGTTGCGAACTTGGATCTTGCCGCCTCCAAGACCCACGACGAATTCAGCACTCAGGGTGCCCCCAAGCTTCTTGCTGGCGCGGGTGCTACTGCGACTGCTTTCGATGAGGAGACCGTTGGTCCCCTTGACACCGTCAAGCTTGTCCTCAACGGCCAGGACCGCTTCAAGGAGCAGAAGTCCAAGTACTTCAACCAGGTCCAGTCCTACCAGCACCACTCCGGCTCCCCCATGCCTGGTGTCTACTCCTACTCCTTCGCGCTCAAGCCCGAGGAGCACCAGCCCACTGGCACCTGCAACTTCTCTCGCATCGATAACGCGCAGGTTGCGATCAAGGCGAGGAACCAAAGCACCAACCTCACTCTCAACATGTTCGCGGTCAACTACAACGTCCTTCGCATCCAGTCCGGTATGGGTGGCCTCGCGTTCTCCAACTAATTTGCTCGTATAAATCCACCAATTTCAAATTTCAAATTTTAAGATATTCAAGTATCTTAAAATTTGTATTTAATTAACTTTCCGTGTGAGTTGCCAAATGTGTTCGACAATTACTGATGCACCCAACCCTGTGAGTATTTCATTATCGTAGGTGTATCCATAGCCTATCACAATCGCTCCCCATACAAATGCTAAAAAATCGGTCATAGGACTGGCGATAAAACTACAATTTTTGTCGGTAGGAATTGATTTTTCCATCATACGATAATATGCTGTCCCTACGAGTAAAGAAATTAAAATCGCGGCGGTGTGTTTCATTAATATAACGTAGTTTATTTTTTACGAAGTAATAAAATAGCTAGACCCAAACCGAAAACCAATCTTTTCCTGATTCTCCTCACAAAGTTTTCTCGATTTCGTCCTTTAATTTTGTGGTGAGCATTTTTAAGAGCGTTACATATTTCTAAATACTCACCATCGGTCAATCTATATTTATATTCCTCGACAACCTTTATTAGATAGCCTAAGTCGGGGTCCATTACTATAAAGTAATAAATAAATGATCAAAAGAATCATCGATCTTTTTGTGAAAGTGGAAAAACCCATGTTGGGGCGTTGGAAAGTTAAAACATGTGAGGACCTGACTACCTCTATAAATTCCGTTTACCAAAATAGAGACCATTGTGGTGACATCATTTGTAAGACCCCAAAGAAGGCTGTTGAATATCACGAGTTAAAAAAGAACGACAATAAGTAAGTATGTACGAAATTTACACAGATGGAAGTTGTTTGGGTAACCCTGGTCGCGGTGGTTGGGCTGCTATTGGGGAGGGTATGAAACTTGGAGGTAATATGAGGGACACCACCAACAATGTAATGGAAATGACCGCTGTCGTAAAGGCTCTTGAAAAGTGTCTGGAATTGGGAATCCTTTCGGTGCGTATTTTTACGGACAGTAACTATGTGAAACAGGGAATCACTACGTGGATAAAAAACTGGAAACGGAATGGGTGGAAGACTGCGTCAGGGACGCCCGTAAAAAACAAGGAACTTTGGATTCAACTCGACGTTTTGACCCATAAAATGGATATAATCGATTGGAAGTGGGTCAAGGCCCACAATGGAAATCCTCAGAACGAGGCGGTTGATGCCTATGCGAGGGAGTGTGCAAATATTCTCAGCACTTAATAGATATGGGTGAAGAGGATGTGCCCCATTGTTGGTGTGACAAACAAGAACAGTTATTAATCAAATGGGCAGAAAAAGCGGCTGGATACCGCTGGCTTCACAATCATGCTAGGTTGTATTACAAGAAGCAGAATGATAGACTTTCATATCCAAGTATTATCATAGCAAGTTTAACGGGTGTTGGTGGTTTTGCTGTCCTATCCCCAACTAGTGGTGGTTCTGATATGAGCTCAGGTGCGCGTATGAATGTAACGATTATTCAATATATTTTTGCCTTTTTAAATGTAGTCGGGGGGATTCTCACGAGTATTTCCAAGTTTAGTCAATGTCAAAGTTTATCAGAATCTCATTCTTTGATGTGTATTCAGTATTCAAAGTTTTACCGAAACATAGATATGGAACTATCACTTGAAACTCAGTATCGGGTGGATGTAGTGGAATTTGTTTCAAAGGCGAGGGAAGAATTTGACAGACTTCTCGATGATGCCCCCGATATCCCTGCAATTTCTATACATGCGTTTAATGATGAATTTCCTAATAAGGACCATAAACCCGATGTATGTAATGGTTTGAGTATTATAACTGCATGTGATACACCCAAAAAAAATAAAAATAAACTTATATCGAGATGGTTTGCGGGTCAGAAAAGGAAGAGTGTAGATATCTCAAGAGATATGACCGAAATAAATATTCAATAATAGTATAATGACACCCATAGATAAATTTAGACTTATTATAATTATCGCATTGTTATATGGTTTTCTTTATAGCAGGATGGATCCAGAGGAGTTTGGATTCAGCTCACCCCTCGACCCATATTACTTTTCTTTCACTACTATGAGTAGTGTAGGCTATGGTGACTCAAGTCCCAAGACGGATCGCGCGAAGTTGCTAGTAATGACCCAACAGGCATTCATTTTTGGTGAAATTTTAAAGTTGTTAATGTTTAAACGAAAAATTAAGTAACTTAGAGATTTTTCTATACATTATATAAATGAACACTGGGATCTTGATCGCCGGAGGACTGTGTCCAGGTGTTCACAACCTCGTACATGATCTCACTCTTTATGAAAAATCTCAAGGAAATCATGTATTCGGATTTAGACGTGGGTTTGCGGGTTTAAATGTGAATGACCGTTCTGAGATGCCAACACTTTCACGTGAAACAATGAAACTTGACATGGCTATACATAGTTTAAAGGATATAGATCGTCTTTACTGTCTGTGTGGAAATAAGTCTATGGAAAACGCTGCTTTACTCGCTCTCGACGATAGAGTCAAAACAAACATCATCGGAATAGCGAAGACGATGTTTGACGATTTTCCGGGATTAGAAGCTATTGGTTCCCGAACAGCTGCGTTAGAGTTTGAAAATAACATGGAAGATGCATACCGTAAAGCTGCATCCGAACATTCTATTATTTTTGTTGAAATGCCAAGTGAAAAAATGATGACGCGTAAAATTTACAACCAGGTTACCGATATTGTTAACGGGTTGACTGTAAATGAAATTTCCATACATCAAATAAAAAATAATTATGAAACACACGGATTTGCCTTGGTTCTTGTCACGGGAACAGATAGATACTGGGACATCGTTGAGTATTTACAGCAAAACACTGATACTTGTGTAAGTGTCATGAGTCCAGCCTTTGAGGCATACGATGTTCAGCCATGTCTCTACGATAAGATTTTATCAGAGCGCGTAGCTCGAGAAGCATTTGAAAATGCTCAAATATATTCTAACTTTATCATCGGTGGAGGTAGCATTATGAAATTTGAGGAATATATTGATATAGTATAGGTATGTTCCGTGAGATGTTCAAGGATCCCAAGTTTGTGGGTGCTCAAACATCTCCACCCAATAACGTTGTCGTGGTAACGGAGGATGGGGTGGAACAGTACACCACACAAGAGTTTATGTTTAAATCGGAGGCTACAATAGACAAACAATCTAAGGAAGTTAAAGGTACCACACGAGGTAAAGATAAGATAATCCAACTCTTCATTGAACCGACAATTCGAAAGAAGGGGAGGTTCACTGTCACGATGTATGAGTTTTGATCCAATAGCTCAGTTGGTTAGAGCGTGGTGCTTATACACCGTATGTTTGAGTGGAGTCACACCCACATAAGGCACGCCAAGGTCACGGGTTCGAGCCCCGTTTGGATCATTTTTACATATGTGTCCCATATGTAAAAATGATTTGAGAACCTAAGTTAATATTTATATTTTTTAAAATAAACAAAAACAATGACACTTAACTATTCCGACGACATCACTCTCGCCGAACTCGCGCGCCTCCTAGCAGAGGAGGAAAAGTCTACTAACGGGAGAATAGACAGCGAGGAAGACACGAAGGAAGGGGGGGAACCGGAAGTTTCTTCTGCTCCTCCAATACAATTTGTAGATGAAATGGAATTCTACGCAAGAAAGTTCTAAGTGATTGTATGCGTTACGGATCAGTCGCGAGGAAAGTGTTCAAGACGCGGTGGGGTCTCTACAATAAGGGACTTGTGGAGGACCATCATGTCATACCCAGAGAGTTTCGTGAACACCCAACTATAAAGGGTTTTAGATATGACATGAATGCGGGTGATAATGTAGTGCTCTTACCTACACGATTAGGTAAACATATACTCCATGTGAGGGAGGATCGCCTCGTACATAATGGTAGTCACCCAGCATATAATGCATATGTTGGTAGAATGTTGGATGTAATACAAAGTGAGGGTGACCTCTTAGAGTTTGTAGACTTTTTGAAATATTCGTGTAGATACAGTCCCCACCAAATCCCGTGGTCTTAGTATCCCCATAAGACATCATCGGGAACGTAGGTTGGATTTTGGCGGGAAAAGAATTCACGTCTACCATGGTCACTGTGACCAATTGTGCTTGGACCACTTCTATCTATTTTGATATACTTTCGTAGATCTTTATAGTATACACGAGCTCCTTTGGAAATGATATCTTCCGTTTTATTGTCAACATGGTTATCAATTGGGAAATAATATTTCATATACTTTTTCATATTTTCAGTGTGCACCAGGTAACATTTCATTGATGAAATCCACTCAACCCTTTCTAAACCTCTGTATACTTTAGTTGGTATTCTAGATAAACAGTGAAAAAAACACATCTCAAAATTGTCACCCAATTTATCTATTACATCTTGTACTTCGTTGTAAAACTGGTTTGATTTTATGATTACATTATCTTCAAGTATGAGTACATATTTACTTGTAGTGTTTTTCATGAGATTGATATGTCCCATGTATGCACCAATGGCACCCAGGTTAAAATATGTTATATCAGGTCGCTTAACTGTTTTATCATAGTGTATTTCTACAGCCTTTTCAAAATATTCCGGTTCCACGAGGTGTTCAAATTCTCGTGCATTTTTTAATTGTTTAGTGTCTACACCATATGTAATTTCGAGGGGAATTGAAGAATTGTGGTGGTTTAAAAAGGTTTTACGTCGCTTTGTGGAGTTTTTCAACGTAAGTAAATGACATTTGTACTCATAATTTGAAATCACCGAATTTTTTTGGCTGATTACAATAACGAAGAAAGTGATTAACACCAAAATAACGATTGTTGCCATACCTACTTAAAAATTAGAAAATAAATAAGAGTATGGATACAGACACCTTCGTAAATTGGATTGGTCTGGTGAGCGCTATACTTATTTCGATAATGTTTATCCCCCAGGTAGTGCATGTTCACAAGACCAAGGACACCCACGCTATCAATTATACTTTCCTTGGAATAAATGTTCTAGCAAGTAGTTTGGGTTTGGTGTACTCTATACACTTTGATGTAGTTCCCATGATCGTCGCGAATACATCTGCTGGTCTATTTTCAGTTTCACTTGCTGGTATGAAGTTTGTAAATGGGCTTAAAGAAGAGACCCATGATTATGATATATCTACTCCTGACGTGTAGTCGGTCGAGTGCCCACCGCTCCTATGGTGTAGTTGGTTAGCACTGTGGTCTTTGAAACCACCAACAGAAGTTCGAATCTTCTTGGGAGCTGTTTGGGTGGAGGGAAGG